CTGTGTGACCGTCAACTGTAGTTGTGCTTGCTTGTGAATCAATTAATACTGCACCAGATGACGTTGCAAAACTAGATGCTGCATCACCAGTTGTAATATTGTCCGCAGGAATAGAAGATGAAATAATTTCATTAATATTAGTACCATCAGCAAATAAAAATTTAGATCCTTTATCTGTAGTTGCAAAAGTTGCACCTGATCCTGATGCTGTTTTAAATTGTACTGTGTATGCTCCTGATGTTCCGTTTACAACAATGAATGTTTTTTCTAAAGAATCTGGAACAGTTACAATTTGGTTGCCTGTGATAGCACCTGTAAGTTTAATAATAGCACTTCTTGCGACTGATGTAGATTCTGTTGCATCGCCATCTTGAATAGCTAAAGTTGTAGTTGCTGCACCACCTGCAATAGATTTTTCTACATAACTAGCAACGGCTGCTTGAATCATGCTTAGATTGGTATTAGTTTTATCTCCCCATGTACCAGCGTTTTCGCCAGTTGCCATTAGTTCTAAACCGAGTGTTGTAAATGTTGATGCCATATTTTAATCCTTATTGTTTCACTTCCTGAACTGCTAATCTAACAGTTCCATCAGTATAGTCATCTCTTCTTCTTCTACCTATTTGTTCTCCGCCAAATTTTTGTACTTCTTCTTTGTATTTTCCTTCATATAGTTGTAACATATCCATTGGTCCTTTTAAATAGGCATATGTCTCTACTAAAGCAGCATACAATAAACCATTTGGAAAATTTAAACTAATAAAATTTGTTTCATTATCTGTAGCTTCTAACTTAGCTGGTATAGCGTTATAGTGTAATTTAAAAACGTATGTAGTATCTGGTATTGGAGATAATAATATTGCCCCTGAAGTTGTATTTGTGTTACCTGATGCTCCACCTTTCATTGCAAAATATTTAGGTCTTCCTGTAGCACGTGCACCATTAAATTCATCTAAGAATGTCATGTCTCTTTTTTCTAAAAAAATTGGATTAGTTAAAGTTGATGTTCCATCTGCAACTTCAACTGCTCTTACAAATAAAGCTCCCGCTGGGACATTAGCATGTTCTTGGTTTGCCACTAAATTGTCTGTAGCTGTTTTTCTATATGCATCACTAGGTATGTCTCTAAAAATTCTATACTCTGCATTTAATACAATGTTTTCTATAACAGCGTCAGTCAACACGGTACTAGTGACTTCTGTGTAGCTTCTAATATTTGTTCTTAAATCTGAGTAACTAATTCCTGCCATATTATCCTCTTTGATTTACAGGTCCTGCAAATACAAAACTGCCTCCACCTGTTCCACCTGTTGTTGCCGATGAAGCTAAACTAAAAGTAAAAGAGAAACTATATGATGTAGATACTCCATTATCTGTAATTGAGCTTGTTGTTCTTGTTATTATATACGATCCAAAAACTTTTGCACCTGAATTATGTGCTCTTGCTGTTGTAACATTTGGTGTAACCCCAGTGATAGGAGCCGCTGTACCTCTTGTACAACCTGTTAAGTTGTTTCCAGTTTTACCTGTATATTGAATTGTTTCATTTGCATATTTACCTATTAATAATTCATTAGTTGTATCACTAGAAGTTAATACTTTTTCAATTACAATATATCCACTTGTAGGAAAATTAGTTGCATCTGATAAAGTAATAGTAGTATCTGAATCAGTTAGAGTTTCATTTAATGTAGTTTCTAATTCAAAAACACTTGAGGCAACACTACCTGCAGAAGATTTTACAGATGTAAATCTAATAGCATCACTTGTTTGAAAAGAATTTGTATCAATTCCTTTACTATCAGGAGAAATATAAACTACAACTGAAGTTAAAGATGAAGAAGTAGTAAAAGGGTTATCCATTAAAACACTAGGTGTTGCAAATTCTACTCTATCTGGTCTTGCATTTGTTAAACCTTGTTCATCTCCATGGTTAGAACTTATTTCTAATTGAGGATGTTTTGATTCAAATTCTGATGTATGTACAATAGAACCATTCCATTCTTCAACCATTTCAACATATGGAAATTGCATTCCGGATCTATCTGATATTGCTTTTGAAAATTTTCCTCTTGCCATTATGTTCCTGGGTAATATACTTTTGGTGTTATATGAACACTAGTAGAAGAACCGTCTTCTGATAGTGCTCTAGCTAATTCATCTTCATAAAGTAGTTTCATTTGTTGAACTAACTGCGGGTTAAATTTTTGTGATAAGTAAAAAGCTAAACCAGATACCATACATGGTACAAATCTAAATGGAACATCAGTTGCATCTGTATAAGTTGAATCTGCATCTTGTATTCTTTTTACAAAATAAATATGAGCAGCTTTTGCTGCATTACTAGAATCAGCTGTTGGGTAAACTGTTACAATTGTTTTATCTACAAATCTTTGAACAAAATATTTTGAGGGTGTTCCTTTAGATAATTTATTTGACAAAGCTGAATAAGTTGATCTATCTATTTTTGCAAGTGCAGAATCTGCTTGACCTACTGCAGTTCTACTTGTTCTTAAAGTTGCTTCAAGAACATCAGCTACTCCATAAGTATCAGCAGGATTTGTAACGGCACTTGTTCCATCACCGGTTGATCTAAACAAAGCATATTCTGCTTGACCTTCAATAAGATCAATATCAGCTTCTCCTACTTCCCAGTAATGTAAACCTCTATTACCCCATTCTTGAAACATTATATTTAAAGAACGTCTTGCTGTTTTTAATTGATATCCAGAACTTACTTGTGAGCCGATACGTTCATATGCTTCTGCAATTATCTCATCAACTGCAAACGTTTTGTCAAAAGTAACTGTGGCTGAAGTTGTATTGGCCATATATTACCTTCCTATGAATATTCTTTGATAAATTCAGCTACAATTGAATACATATTTCCAGCATCTGCTGCGCCTGGAACCACAAAATTAATATCACCATTTGTGTTATCGTCTCTACTTGCAGGTAAACCACCAAATTCTCTAAAATCCCAATAACCTGTGTTTGTTAAACCAAGTAAAGGTCTATCTCCATCTGAATCTTCAAAATCTAAACGAGCATAAGAATCTCCACCGTCTCCGCCTGCACATGAAAACCATAATCTTTGTAAGGTTGCTCTTGTTACAGTTTGACCTGATGTGCTAACAGCTAATGCTGATATATCAACCATTACAGTTGTTGATCCTGTTCCGTCTGATTGATTTACTAATTTAACTACGAATCTTTTGTCGTTTTGTTGGACTATCTCTGGTCCTGTTACTGTGTCTGCCATTTTATTTACCCTCCTTAATTAAGTAAATTTAAATGGGGCCGAAACCCCACTTAAGTTAATTATTATTACGCTGCGAATAAAAACGCACCTGTGACTTGAGTAGTCTCAGCTGCTAATTTTGTCGCAATGTGCCACGTAGCATTTTCATAACAAATGAAAGCAATCTGTCCACCAGTAGTCAACAAATTAGTTGCTGCGTTAGCTGGTGTGAAAGTTAATTTTGTTTCACCTGCTGCTGAAGTATCAAAAGTTACTTCACTTGAACCTCTAGATTCAATAACTGAACCTGTTGCAAAAACATCGGAACCAGCTGCATCAAAAACTAATGCTGTTGTTCCACCTGTAGTGTCTTTTGATTGACAATAAACTACTATTGTTCCTGCTGTTGCTGAAGGTAGTGTCATAGTTGCAGCTGCTGCACCTGTGTAATTGATTACAGAAATAGTGTCTGCTGCTAACGTTACGTTAGTTGCTGTTGCTACATCTGAGATTGATAAACCAGTTAAGTCAGGCATGCCTGAACTCATTCTAGTTGTTATTGCTCCAGTAGATGTATTTTTAGTTGCTACTTGAAAGCCTTTTTCAGACCTTACCGGTCCGTTGAACGTTGTGTTTGCCATGTTATATTCCTCCTAGAATATTAAATGTAGTCCCTAGGGATGTCGACTGTATGCGTCTACATTTTATTTATTTAATATACAGTGTGGTAATTGTACAACAGATTTAAATAGAGTGCAAGAGATTCTGTAGTGAAAGTGGTATTTCAGTGGTGTAGCTTTTTGTTAAGTAGCTACGGAAACTTGTGGTGCAGAGTCTTCTACTTTGCTAACATGGTGTGCTAACTCAGCTTCTTTTGTCTTAATATCAGCAATTACTTGTCTGACTTTATGATCTATTCTGACCATATCAAGAGTATATCTACCCTCGTTAAGATGCTCCTGCTCCCAACTCAACTCCAGAGACCTTTTCTGTTTGTATAGGTCTTGCAAGTTTGTCATCGTTAATCTCCTCAAAGGTTAACCATTTTTTTGTCAAACTATAAAAGCCTGACTTCTCCCAATTAATATCATTTTTTCCTAGTTTGTCAAG